CTCTCGCGGGCCCGTTCTTAAGGAGAGATTCATGACGGCTGGTGCTTTTGCAAGAAATGACCGCCCGACTTCACCAGCAGGAGTACAGGGTTCGCCCTGTATTTCCAAGGTGTGGTCAGGCGCTAATGATACAAAGCACAGGGCGTTTAACGCCTACTCAATGTGCAAGCTTTACGCTACGCACACGCAGTTGTCGCAGCCGAATCTCTATTATCCCTTTGTTCCCCCAACGTTCTTCCTGACACGCGGGTTGCCTCACTTTGACATGGTGAAGGCAGAACGCGATACTCATGATGGGAACACGTTTCTTCGGGCACAGTCGAAATGCATCGATCGCATTAAAAACCACGGTTTTTACGCGGGAAATGCACTGGCTGAACCGGATGAGACGCTTGTGATGCTTATCAACTCAGTCCGTGCCGCCCAAAACGCGCTTCTTGCGGGTTTAAAAGGCGACTGGAATGGGTTTATGCGCTCTCTTCCTCGTATAATTGGTACCCCAAGGCAACTTGCAGGGGCCAAGAAGAAGTTTGAGCAGGCTCAGAAGTCGGGAAGCATTTCTGATATTTGGTTATCCATGCAATTTGGATGGTTGCCAGCTATTGGAGCAGTCTACGATGCCATTGATGCCATTGACGGTTCTAAGGAGTACGCACGCTCTTCACTCTTTACGGGTGTAGCGACGGCGGCTCCTCGGTATCGTCGTATGGATCTCGTCGGTGGTGTGGATTATTCCCTAGGTTTAATCCGCGAGACTGCAAAATGCCGTGTTGTCGTGAAGCCTGAGATTGACCCATGGTCTCTCGCAGGTTTCAACAAGGAGACGTGGTTATCGGTTGCATGGGAGCGTGTGCCTTTCTCATTTGTTTTCGACTGGTTTATTCCAGTCGGTCAAATGCTTGAGAATTGGTCATCTCTTAGCAACTTTTCCACAAGTATTCAACGGACATGCTTCAAACGCATGACCGGGGGTGAAGCTCAAACCCAGGCTGATTATACTAAGCCTTTGAATGTACCTCCCAACACGCAATGGTCTAGAGGAAAGACGAGCTGGGAAGCTGTATCCCTGGTTCGAGAGGTTTTACCACCTTGGTACTTCACGATACCATCCGTGAAGCCTTGGAAGAAATCCCTTTCTGACGGCCACCTTAGGAACGCAGCTGCATTAATCTTTTCACTTACCCAAGATTCCAAATACCAAGCGGCGCGTTATGCGTCATCTGGTGGTCTTTTGGGTGCTTCTTTCTTGTGAAGAGATAGCGCTTCCAACTTTAATACAGGCGTAATTTCACGCCGTATAACTCAACTTTTGGAGTAAATATATGTCGGCTCAAGCCAACATCACCGTCTTCGACGGCGCAGCAACACCTGTATCCCATGTCTTTACCGCTTCCGGGAGCCGTATCGAACCCGACAATGGGCATGTGGCAGAATGGCGCGAAGTTCTTGCGACTGTTCCGACCTATGCCCAACCTGCCATTCGTACGTCCCAAAAGCGTCAGAAGAACGGGATCTTCCGTGTTGCCCTGACTGTCCAGGTTCCTGTTATGGAATCGGTCTCCGGTCAGAACGCTGCCGGCTACACGGCTGCCCCGAAAGTGGCGTACGTCAACAGCTTCTCAGCTGTTGGCTACTTCCACGAACGGGCAACCACTGCCGAACGGCGTCTGGTAAAGCAAATGCTCGCAAATCTGCTGAACAACCTCAGTACGACAGTTGCAGCAGCCAGTACTGGTCCCGCAAGTGCATTGATTGATTCCAACATCACGGCTTCGTGATGGACGGATCAGCCTTCATCTGCGGAATACCACTGCTGGTATTCTGTCTCTTTGTGCTCTTCCTATTTGTTATTCGGAAGTAGCAGACCATCCTCTTTTCAAGGAGAATGCAACCATGCAAGTTTCAACTTGCTGGACGAAAGAGTCGAATTTGCGCGACACACTCTATTTACTTGAGCGTGTCTCCTCTGTTCTCTGTAAGAGAGCAGGGGCCGCCGGAGAACGGATCTATGGACTCGTCCAAAAGCGTGACTTCCAGGCCCTCATCAACTACGAGTTTAGATACTCAGAGTCAGATGATGTCAGCCAGCTCATTGCGGCAAGACAAGCGATTGCTCTTTACCAAAAGCTCGAACCTCTCGAGGTTCCAGGCGTTGATAAGGAAGCTAATGCCCTTGCTGCATGGCATGCTGCCGAAGAATCTTGCCGCCTTACTAACAATCTCCTTCGTGGTGTTAGCACCGGTAGCGTATTTCTACTACCCCGCGATAACCTTATATTTCATAAGGCTCGTGGAATTATCGCTAACATACTTGGGAGGGCTCCCTCTTTAGGGAGCCTGGCGCCAAGGTTTGGTCCTGGTAGTACTGCGACAGTAAAAAAGTCGCGAGCTGCAGTACCCGCTAAACTGGGTGAGCAGCCATCGTGTAGTTTAGAGCTTCTGGCATCCGGTAGGACAAATGAGCTTCTTCACTTTTCACCGCACTGGCTTGATTGCCATTGCAACGGAGAGTACATGAAAGCTGATGATCCCGATTGGATTTACGATTCAATCGATATCGTTGTCGAAACCGGTCACCTCGAGTTCGTACCTAAGAACGCGAAGACTTATCGAGGTATTGATAAGCAGCCAACCATAAACACCCTTTGGCAGTCTGCCGTCGGGGACTACATGGCTGGACTTCTTCGTCGTAGAGGCATAGATCTTTCTGATCAGTCCGCAAACCAGCGGGCCGCTAAGAAAGGATCTATTGATGGCCTAACAGCGACCATCGACCTCAGTAGTGCGTCGGACACCATTAGCTATGAGCTCGTCAAGAGCTTGTTGCCTGATGACTGGTTCTCTCTCCTGCGCTCGGTCCGTTGTGGTATAACCAACTACCACGGTACCAAGTTCAGATTGGAGAAATTCTGCGCAATGGGAAATGGTTTTACATTCCCATTAGAAAGCGTGATCTTCTACGCGCTTTGCAAAGCATCTCTGCCTGTT